ACGCACGTTCACCAGACCCATGATCACTCCATGCTCGGTGAACGATTTCATGAAACCGCTCTCACCTTCCGCGAGAGCGAATGCGCCTAGCGTCGCCACCGGCGGAGTAGCACTCCCCGCAACTAGCGACGTCGTACGCGCAACCGGATGCACATTAATCCGAGTACTACCACCTCCAAGATATTCCGGTCTCTGCAAACGCTGATCGGGTGACACCACTCCAAAATGCGACCGGACGATCTCCGTATATCGAGAACCACCTCGCGCATCTCGCTCGAGCAAACGCTGAACCTGAAAAGCCTCGCGAATCTCATTGATCGTCGCCGAAGTAGCCGCCGTCAGGTCGGCATACAAACGATTCGCTTCCACACCCGCATTCGCGGACAGCTGCAACTCTGCAGTCGAAGACAGCAGATTCTTATACGCCGAACCCGCATCCAACACCGACAGGTTATTCCCTGTACCAACGTCCGTACGCAACGGCGCCGCATCGCCTAGCGGCAAAAGAATCGGATCCCCCTTCTGCGGGAAGGGGAGACAGCTGCTGAAGTAGTCATGCCGCTTTCCCCGCCGCAGCAACACGTAGTCCGTCGACGTATCCGGTCCGTCATCAGTATCAACAACAGGAGAGTCAACGAGATTTTCATCCCTGAACCATTCCCGAAAGATCAAGTTGTAGGCGCGCGTCCACAACGCCGACGCCTCCACCGCGACCGTGTAGTCCTTCCCAACAAGACCCAGGTGGTCGTACAACGATCCCACCGTAGGCGTCTGAGTCACCGTCGGAATCTCGAAATCCGTCGAATCACCGGGATCCGTCTGCTCCCCGCAGAACTTCTCCCAGCTCCCCGTACCCGGACCCGAATCTTTCCAGAGAAGCCTATTAGGCACGAAGAACCAGAAGTAATCCAAATACAGATTATCCATCAACGCCACGATCGGCGCCGTCATCCGCACGAACGCCCGAGCTCGCATCGTCATCGTATCCCCGGGCAACGCCTCATCCACGAACACCGGAACGATGTATCCAGCATCGAAAGCGGTCTTCAGACCGCAAGACCGATCGAACACCGACCGCGGAATCTCCGCCCGCGGAATCATCGAAAACTGATGCTGCCCTTCCGTCACACCACCCGGAAACGCCGTCGTCCGCGCCATCGTCAGAGCCCTTCCTTATTAAGGTACATCGAAGCCAGCCCCAACGACTGCTTCGTATCGTACATCTTGATCTGTCCCTCATATTGATCCCACTCGCCTAGCAAGAACAACTCGTAGTCACCTGAATAGCGGGCAAACGCATGCCCTTCTGTATGCACGGCGCTCGCAAAATCACGAATCGCGGTAGCCACGTTCACTGAATAGAAAGGCTGGAGAAAAGCACACGCCTTCGAGTCGAACACAGCAAACACCTTGAGTATCATCTCAGTCCTCCTGTTATTTATTTAGTTCTACAACTCTCGAGGCTGCAATCTCAACCGAGACACAGCACAACGTTCACGAACCGCTAACCGCTCCTGCGTCAGATCCGCTTTGCGCGACATTACCTTGCGACGCCGCTCCAACTTCAAGCCTTCAACTTCCGCTTCAGGAAGCTTTGAGGTATAGAAACGGGGCGGCCGAAATCGCCGCCCCTCATGAACTACCTCATCTGCTGGGAACACGTCACTCGCATAACGATCAAACCACGTCGAGCCTAGACCTGGCCGACGCGACATCGTCACGTACTCCGGCCTCACCTGCCAGACCTCTCCGGTCTTCGGGTCCAAACGGGAGTAGCGCTTCTCCGCAAGTGGCCCAGTCGCCTTTTTCATCACATAACGAGCCACATACGCAGCGCTTTCGAACGACAACGCGCCTATCGTCGCGAACCCAAACGGCCATAAACTCTCCAGTGTAGGGCTACGCCACAACGTGTTACCACGACTAACCTTGAACACAAACCGGTCTCCGGAGAAATCCAACCCGAATACGCACGCGTGATAGTGCGGTCTAAGGTTCTCCTCACCGTACTCGCCGCAATGTAGGAACCGAAACGGACCCACACTCTTGCGAACTCGCCTAGCGAACTTCTGCCAGTCTTCCAGCCGCAACGAACCATCGGGCGGCAAACTCTCATTCGAGTACGTCAACGTCAGAAAACAATTCCGCTCGTGCATCTGCGCCTCGTGCACGCACCGAAGTGCCCACTGCCGAGCTCGCTCCGCTCGGCAACCAATGCACTGCCCACACGGGAGCTCCAACGAAACCAGGCCGGGCCCACCCTTCCTGAAGTGGACCCGGCCCTCGAGATCTCGAACGGCCTTTAAAGGCCGGAAACACGGCACGACTCTGCCGACGGGGGTCTACAATCGCCAGCCGCCTCGCATCGGGCGCGAACGCAGGTTCTTGCCCTTCACTCGAGATCCCTTCCGAAAAGAACGCCGAGAGCCCTTCCGGCTCATCGCCTTCCGAAACCGACCTGCCATACCTGGCACCTCCCGGGGGAAACAAGTAGCGGACCGAATCCCCCTGCACAACACCCCCGGGACCAGTCCGCACAGTTGACATCAAGTAGTCAACTGTTTTCACCATCCTCCGGCTCCACCGGATTCGTCACAAGCACCTTTACGACCTGCTCCGGCACATCGGCCTCAGCAAGGCCGAGCTCACGCAGCTCGTCCAAACGTGCAGGGTCCGAGCACATCTCCAGGAACACCGCCGGGTCGTTCCGACACGCCGTACGAACACGACTCGGCAGCGCCTGGAACTCCAAGCTTGCCCGCATCACACGATCCAGCGAAGCCTGGTAATCAAGTCCCGAGGCGAAATCCCCATACATCGGTTCGCCTTTCGGACCTCGCGGGAAAACCCCTTGGGTAATCCACTTCTCCATGATCCGATTCGCATCGGTCTCATCCCGCATCGCCTGCTTCGTCATCAAGCGACCCCCTTCCCGGTGGGTCGCCGACACACGCCCTCGCACGAGCTCGATCCCTTCCTCATTCACCATCATCCCTATCTCCTTTTGGGCTTATGCCCACCCGGGGCCGGCCCAAACTTACGAACCGGCCGCGAAGGAGAACCCTTCGGAGCCGGACCAAACGGCCTAATACGGCCAAACGCTTCCATCTGCTGCTTTGCACGATCTGCACCACGACCGGCCAGCCATCCGGCTAGGCCACCCAACGCAGCACTGCCACCAGGTAGCGTTCCACCAAACTCTCGAATCTGCCTCAACATCGGATACTTCTCGTACAGCTCTTCCATCGCCCTAGCACCAGGGATCCCGAGCTCCATGAGAAGCTTATCCACATCCAGACGAGCACGCACCGCTTCCGCTTCACCTCGCCTAGCGACAGTAAAAGACCGCTCCGCTTCCAAATTCTTCCAATGCTCGTATTTCATCAGCAAATCCACACGAGCACTCTCCTCGCCGAACTTCTCCATGATATCCGTCTCGCGCGCCTTAATCCGCGCGTCCATGTCGGCGATCCGCCGCTCCGCTTCCAGCCGACCAACCTCTGCATCCATTGCTGCCATCTGCTTCGCAGAACTAACAACGCGCTGCACATTATAAGAAAAGTTCGGCTTCTGACCGGGAGACGCCATCGGCGGCACGGTTCCATGAGAGGAACCTCCGCCTCCGCCGCCTCCCATGAACGGCAGCAGCGGATTCACACCCGCTCGCCGCAATCCCTCCATCTTCAGGCTGGGAGCCATCACCTCCCATGCCTGCATTCGCCGCCAAGCGACATTCCGCTCGTGCTTACTCGCCTTGTACTGCGCAGCGGAAGCCATTCCTTCCGTCAACGGACCGATCATCTCGGCTGCCCACGCCATTAGAAATGGTCGATCAAACCCGGAACCGAGTACGTCGGCATCGGGCGAGCGGAACGGTACGAGAACCAGAAATCACCGAAGAACTGATCCACTGTCGTAAGATTCAGCACCCGATCCATCGGAGGATCGTCCGCAATGAACACATCATTTAGTAGCGGCAACGACGAAAACTCGAGACCCAGATGCCACACATCGATCGGAGCCGCACCCGTGCTCCGCATCGTACCAGCCGTCCGAGACGGCTTATACCGATACTCCGCCCAGCGCTCCTGATAACCGAACACATCATCATCCGCAGCCGTGCCCTGATAGTAAATCTCCTTATTCAGCACCGCCTGCTCACCCAAGTGAGCCAACGCCGGCCAAAAGAAGTCATACCGCTGGCGACGAGAGAACATCCGGTCAATTCCCTGCTGATACGTCAAATCAGC